GATATAGATGCAAACAACTTTAATGATAGAGCTACTGAAGATGATGGTTCTTGTGATTATGAAAACGAAGAAAACCACTGTAACCACACTCAATTAGTACTATGGGATGGATTGAGTGAACAAGCAGTAGGATACATTAATGAAGGCAATCATTCTAGAGCAGTAAATGTTAGTTATGAAAGAGATTCTTTAAATAATTTAGATATATTTATTGATATGGATACTAACTGTAATGACTCAGAAGAACCACTTAATGTTAAAGTGTTTTATGATATAGGACACGTATTCCCTTCTTTTGACGATAATGGAACTTTTGAATATTATATGTATGATAATTACGTATATGACGAATTTGAATTCGAAGTATATGGATGGGAAGGAGATGAACATTGGCTATACGCTAATGTTACAGAAGACACATTCACTAATGAGACTGAAGGAGTATACTTCTTCTATGTCAATATACAAGTAGACTGGAATGGTACAGGTGATTATGAATACTTTGGTTATTTTACTAACTGGCCACCTTGGAATGGTGACTATGATGAAGACGCAGGTATAAGGTTGGAGGTATAATGGAAGACGTTCTAGTTGCAGTCGAAGAATATGGATTACCATTAATACTTCTTCTTGGGGCAATTTATACATTATATCGCTTTATGGTTTTTTCATTATATGAAGTAAAGAATGAATTTGGCGCTCGCCATAAAAAGAATGCAGAAGATATGCAAGAGGTAAAAATTTCTCTCGCAGAAATTAAGTTATTATTGCAGGAGAAGAAATGAAAGCTAGTCAAATGTTAGTTTTAACAAATATGTTGGCTAAAATTATATCAGAAATGGACGATTTAAAAGCAATGTTAAGGGAAAGTACCCTCAATGATTTTGAGGAGAATTTCGAGGAGGAAGAATGATTAATGGATGCAATAGATATATTAACGTATATGGGGATAGCCATGGCAGGTTGTGCTCTTATTCTATTTCTTATGATATTAATTCAAGTTGCACGCCGCATTATGAATATAATAATATCCACAACACCAACAATCACTCCCGAACCGATAGAAATTCCAAAAACAAAGGCGAAGGAAATAAAACAGAAAAGGAGGACTGAATATATGAGTAAAGAAGCAAGTGAAGGAATAACGTTTAACGATATTTTTATGTTTATGATTGCTGTACCTTTAGTTTTACTCTGGGTTGGTTTTGCAGGTTTCGTTATACACACGGGACTTAATAATGCAGCCGTTCTTGAGAATATTGAAGCATATACAACTTTAATAGCCATATTAGGTGGGCCAGCCCTTCTAATTATTAAAGATGCTCTAGATGTATGGAAACAAGAACAAGCAGAGAAAACAGCATTTTATAAGGTAAAAGCACAAGCAGTTATAGATTATAACGATGCAAGTCAGAAACAAGCTCAAATGATTGAATCAAAAGCTCAAGAACAAGAGCATAAGATAGAGTCAGGCGTTACCTTAAAGAAGAAATAAGAGAGAAACTATGAATAGATGTCTAATATGTAACAGTCGCGCAATAGGGTATCTATATGATGGTACAAAATACTGTCTAAAATGTAAAGACTAACATAATCTTTATATACCTAGACGGTGTAAGTATAATGTGGCCTCTAGAAAGACCACGAACCCACAGGACATTACGCAGTATGCGTCTTATGGGGCCACACAACGAAAGCTTTATATAGTGCTATGACATTATATTAAAGCAGGTGAATAACCAATGGCAAACGAAACAAGCAACAACACAGCCGATAATAGCAACATGACAGCAGGAGACAATAATACTGCTGATGACGGAAACGTAACAGCTCTTATCGATACTGTAACTGAATCAGGTCTATTAGATATTATCATGGACGAACCATTACTTATGGCTTTATGTGCTGTAGTACTAGGTATGGGCGCATATATTGCTTATACAGTACCAGCAGTCAAAGAATTAGTCTTTAAATATATAAAGAATAATGAAGCTGAGTTAAATGATTTACTGGATAAGAATCTAACAAAAGCCCAACAAAAGGTTTTTGAAAAAATGGACGAGACTGCACAAAAGCACGTTAAAGACTCTTTAGTCAAGAATGTATTAATTACAGCTTGGGATGAAAAAGATGATGAACTTGCAGCGCTAGTCAAATCTAAAGTTAAGGCCGCAATCGACGAAGCCAAGTAATGGACGTCGAAGGATACGAGCAAAGATTACGTCAGCGAGTCGGAGAAGGGGAATATGAACGTCATAAAGAACTTGTCCGTCTTCTGGCGCGCAATCTTGCTCTTGAAGATATTTTGTGGGAAGAAATTCTTGTATGTATTCGGGATGTTAACGCTCGAACAGAGTTATTGCGACAAAGAAACGCAGTCGTTCGTGACATACATACAGAGTTTAAAGCGCTAAACATAGAAGTACCAACTTTAGTGGAAAAGAATACTGAAGGCTTTTCTAAAGTATTAGAGGGATTATTTGATGATGAAGACACCGATAAAGAACGAGCAGAAGAAGTTAAACGCAGCGATTAGCGGTTTAGCGGCTCATGATTCGTTACAATTAGAAGATATATTCGAAAAGTGTCGCCATGATAAAAAGAAAATGACTTTATTAGTCAGAGCTTTTTGTGAATCCTATCTAATAGATAATAAAAGACGTCCACTTAAACTTAGACCTATGCAAGAGGATATTGTTGTTGAATCTCTAACATATCCTGACGGAGATAGTACTAAGCATCGTAAAGTAGCTATTCTGGCTCCACGGGGCTCAGGCAAATCCTATGCTCTTTCGGTAGCTGTATGTATCTACATGTTCTTTAAGAGATTCAGAGATTTAATTTTTGTCTTGGCTCCATCTGAAGACCAAGCAGCACTGATATTTAATTACTGTTATAGGCATTTTGCAGATAATGCTTTTTTAGACGGCTTAGTGGACCATTATAGGTTCCATAATAAGCCAAATATCACAATGAAGGGAGGTACGGTGCTTCGTAGAGCTCCTATAGCTGCATCTAATCAGGGGCAAGCTATACGTGGACAACACCCAACTTTTCTAATAGTGGACGAGAGTCCGTTAATAAGTGACAAGTTATTTATAGACAATGTAGAACCATCGATTATATCTAACACCGCGCCATTCATTAACTTAGGGACTCCAAAATCAAAAGAAAATCACATGTATCGTTATCTGTACGATGATTCTTATGCAGAAAGTTTTACACGATTACATTACACATGGAAAGATGCTGTAAAGCGAGGAAGAGCGTACGACCCACCTTATACGGAGGAAGATATGCTCACAAAGATGATGGAATGGGGGGAAGATTCAATATATTGGAGGACAGAATATGAGTGCGAGTTCGTCGAGTCGTCGTCCAACATCTTCAATCCCGAACTACTACGAAGTTCATTCCGAAGAGGAATTGGATTTCTCGAAGCCGGAACGCCAGTTGATAACTGTGTTGTGGGTGTGGATATTGGTAAATCCGTTAATAGCACTGTTATTAGTGTTTGGAGTACCGCAAAATCCGATACCCAGAACGTTGCAACACTTATTTACTTGGAAGAAATTAGTCCTAAGACTGGTGGACATGATATTCCATACCAACGTGAGCGTATCGTTAATATTGCTCATAGTTATGGTGCTAGTAAGCTTATTATTGATGCTACAGGTATTGGTGGAGCGATTGAACAAGATATAAGGGTGGCGTGTATAGAGTATGGTATACATTTTATACCATTCGTTTTTACAGGAGGTCCAAAAGGTACAAAAACACAAGTTTATAGAGATATGGTATCATATTTACAAAAAGACCAAGTTTGGGTACCACATCCGGAAGATTTGGAGCCTGCAGAAGCAAAATTAGTTAATAAATGGTACAGAGAGCATGTAGACTTAGAATATACTATGGATGCAGCTGACAAAACAGAGAAAATATCAGCCCCTAGTGGTAAACATGACGATTACTGTGATAGTACAGCGATAGCTTTACATGCAGCCTTGTCTATGTTACCCTCGTCTGGTACATTTTCTAGCGTTTCAATGCCTATGAAAAGGAGTATTAATAAAAATAATGCTGGATGGACAGGGCAAGGTTTATATACCTCTAGAAGAGGTAGAAATAGTTTAAATAAGGGAGCTCCCGGTGGTATTTGAGCGAAACCTTTATATACTGGTATCGCGTTATAGTTATTGATAGCCATGCCTTTACGAGATTATTTGCCCTTTTTTGGGCGAAAACGAACATTTGCAACAGTAGGGTCTAACCCACCGTACAACAAAGACGAACCAAGAAGTTTTGGAGCTGGAGTTATTAAACGTATTAAGCTTCAAAATAATAGTGGGGGTAATTTTAGCGGTGGTGTAAATAAAGAACCACAAGTTGGAGATTATAGAACGTACATGAATGTGTATCTTTCTGACCCAATTATAAGGACTTTAATTGATTTACCCTGCATATATGCTGCAAAAGATGGTTACGATATTGTAACTGACGACGAAGTAGAGCGCGAGGCTATCACTAATTTCTTTGATGAGATTAATATTGACCAATTAATATATTCTTGGTTACGTAATGGTAGAATATTTGGAACTTCATATCTAGAATATACTGGAGACAATCTAGTTTTACGTTCTTCCCAGAATATTTTCGTACAAAGAGACGATAATGGGCAGATAATGTACTATTATCAAGATTTAGGAGACGATAAAGAAAGTGTGAGGTTTGAAGAAAATGAGATTATCGAATTTAAAAACAATGCCTTTGATGATTACGCTTATGGTCTTAGTGACATCCATCCAGTTCTTTATTTGGTTGACCTTAAAGATTATGCAGAACGGGATATTGGTGCTGCTCTCAATAAATACGCTACTAGTAGGTTTGATATTAGTGCTGGACTTCCCGATATGCCTTATGGTCCTGACAAAATTAATGAAATTGTATCAGCGTTCAATACCTTAGAACCCGGTGAAGATATTATTCACGGTAATGATATAACTATCAAAGAATTACAAGGTACACAAAGAGCGTTTGAATATGGTAAATATACAGATGATATTCTAAAGAAAATACACATAGCTCTAAAGGTTCCAGTAACAATGTTTGATAAACCTGAACAAGCACGTGCTATTTTTGAACCTTATGTTAAACATTTACAAAGTGCTGTGGAAGCTGCACTTAATTCACAACTCATGCCGCAATTAGAATCCGGCACCGCTAAGTTTTCATTCCGTCAAATTAATGTTAGTGATTCATTCACTAAAGCTAAGACGGATATGATATATCTTTCAGAAGGTGTTCTTTCACCTAGTGAAGTAAGATTAGAAAGAGGTCTAGACCCAGAAGGTATAGTTGAGCAACAGCCTACAGCTGAAAATGCTAACTTATCTGGAGGTAAAGGCGAAGACAAGTCTGAGGAATCAGAACGTGTCGAAAATAGAAATCTAACAGGAGATAGAGAAAAATGAGCGATAATTACGCATACGAAAACTGTGTTATAGATGTTGCACCTATCCTTAAGAAAAGGGGTGTAGACAAATATAACGAGATGGCGGCAAAACTTTGCCGTATGAGAGTTAATGAAGGTACCGTAAGGGAATTCGCAGTTACCAATGGTACTTCAGAAGACTCAAAACGTACTTTTGCTCTAGAATTAGCAGAACCTTTAAATATAAGTAAAGAA